GCGCAATGAGGCGCAAGCGCACAGGCCGCCGGCGCGGCTACGCCGACCTCTTCGACCGCGTCATCTACCTCGTAGTGCAGACCGACAAGGGCATCTACCCCACCCGCCTCGCCCTCTCCACGATTTGGGGATGCAGCCCCAGGGCGGTCTCCCACCTTGTGGACCACGCCAAGCACACCTACGGAGTGCGCGTGCGCTCCGTCACCGAACGCAACCGAGGCTACGAACTTGTCAGCCCCGGTGTCCTGAACCTCACCGCCCTCAAGGAGCGCGCATGATCGAACTACCGGAAAACCTCCTGCCATTTGAGCGCAACCGAATCAATGACCTACGCAAGCTTGCCGACAAGGCCGGACCAGCCACCGCGTTTGCGGCGGAACAGGTGGTGTCCATGTTTGTCAAAGCGTTGCAACACAACTGGGAATCCGCCGACAAGCACCGCGCCGAGCGCGACCGCCTGGAATCCATCATCGTGCGCCTGGGCGGCGGGTTCGACCGCCGCGGCCTCGAGGGCGAACCCCGCGGGCTGATGGTGCAGCACGGCATCCACACCGTGGTGGAGGACTCCCGATGAAGGACATCGTCACGCAGCTCCGCGCCAACAGCGAGTGCCTTGCGCCGTCGATCATGCTCGAGGCGGCTGAAGAAATCGAACGCCTCCGCGCCGAGCGCGACAGGGCAAGGCGAACACTTTGTCAAGTGTTGGTATTGACGCGCCCGCCCGGTAGCAAGCAGGGAGAACGCGGGTTTGCAAAAGAAATGGGCTGGGATTGCTATCAGGAGGACGGCAAGTGAGCGACTGGAGCGACAAAACCGTGCCATTAGGCAAGCGAAAGCAGGACTTCGTTCGATGGGCTTTGACGAAAGGCATGGACATCAGACAAGCAAAACTAGCCTGCTACCGACACTTCCGAAAAGAGATTGAAGCGCAGGACGAACGGGAATATTGGAAAGCCGTTTCGGAAGCAGATGAAAGGGGAATTCGATGAGCGGCGACTCATCCGCAGCCAGCCCGTGATATGCTTCCGCGTATGGCAGTAATCACGACCTACGACCAATTCAAGGCCACCATCACCGAAGCCGTGGCCGCCGCCGGCGGCACGCGATCCGGCCTCGCACGCGAGATGGAAGCTAACGGCATCCTGCGCGCCCATACCGTCCGATGCCTCCTCGGCACACCCGGCACGGTCATCGGGAAGCGCAAGCCCACCTTCGACTCCATCCTGAAGGTGGCCAACGCCGCCGGATTCGACCTCATCCTGATGGAAAGGAAGCACAAGTGAGCAAGGCCAAGACCCCCAGCGGCGTGGACATGGGCATCGTGGACATCCCCTGCGCCGAGCTACACAACGACCCGGCCAACGTCCGCAAGCACGGGGAGCAGAACCTGGCCGCCATCAAGGCCAGCCTCGCCCGATTCGGCCAGCAGAAGCCCATTGTGGTCAACCAGGACGGGGTGGTCATCGCCGGAAACGGAACCCTGATGGCCGCCCGCGCCCTGGGGTGGCAGACCATCAAGGCCGTCCGCACCAACCTCGCCGGCAGCGAGGCGACCGCCTTTGCCATCGCGGACAACCGCACCGCCGAACTAGCCGAATGGGACGATGCCGCCCTCCAGCAGCAGCTCGCCGCCATCGCCATCGACGACGAGGAACTCCTTGCCGCCACAGGCTTTGACGAGAAGGAACTCGCCAAGCTCGCCGCCGCCAACGCGCCCGAGGTGACCGAGGACGATGTACCCGAGCCGCCCGCCGAACCCATCACGCAACCCGGCGACCTGTGGCTGCTGGGCAAGCATCGCCTGCTCTGCGGGGACAGCACCAAGGCCGAGGACGTGGAGCGACTCATGGACGGAGAAACGCCGCGCCTCATGGTTACCGATCCGCCTTACGGCGTGAGTTACGATGAATCATGGCGGGAATGCTCAAGCAAGGACTTTGGCGGGCATATCAAAGGCACTTTGCAAAACGATGACCGAGCCGACTGGATGGAGGCGTATCAACTTGGAGCGGCTGCAATTGCGTACGTGTGGCACGCAAGCAGCAACGCCCACATCGTCAGGCAGAACCTCATCGACGCGGGATATGAAGTTCGACAGCAAATCATATGGAGGAAGCCGTTCGGCGTGATGTCTCGCAGCGCCTACCATTGGCAACACGAGCCATGCTGGTATGCCATTCGCAAGGGCGAAAATGCCGCATGGATTGGCACGAGGACGGAAACAACGGTATGGGACGCGACGATCCCAAATCATCCGATGGCCGTCGATGATGACACGCGAACGCCTCACCCAACGCAAAAGCCAATTGAGGTAATGGCACGCGCTATCCGCAACCATGACGCACCGCTTATCTACGACCCGTTCCTTGGCAGCGGCACGACCCTGATCGCCGCCGAGCAGCTCGGCCGCGCCTGCTACGGCATGGAGATCAGCCCCGCGTACTGCGATGTCATCGTGAAGCGGTGGGAAACCCTGACCGGGCAGACGGCAACCCGCGAGGAAGTGTAAGATGCCACCGGAGGCCAAGATGCCCGATCAATCAACGGGGAAAGGGGAAAGTGCGGACGCGCCGCGTCTATGGATGCGCGCCATCCGCGAGGGATGGCAGATCCCGGATGTGGTCAAGCGCGCCGCCGTGAACCGGGCAGCGCAGATCCTCGCCGACCAATCCAGCACTCGCCGCGAGATCATGCGCGCCACGCAGACTCTTGCCATCCTGGAGCGGCTATCCATCGAAGCCGCCGTGCAGGAGGACCGGATGGCGCGGCTGGATTCGGGGACGGCCACCGAGAACGTGGCCCTGATTGACATGGCGGACGGGGCGCTCGAGGCCGTGGCCCGCTCCATCGCCGGCGTGGCCCCGGCAGAACCCCCCAAGCCGTGCCGAAAGCCCAAGCGCAAGCGCTAACCGCGACCCAGGCCGTGGAGGCCGCACGGGAGAACCCGGCGGCCTTTATCGCATTGCTCATCGGCAAGCCCATCAGCGGACTGCAACGCGAACTGCTGATCCATGCGGCCACCCACCACCGCTGGTACGCGGAGCTGCCCCGCGGCCACGGCAAGACCTCGAGCCTGACCTACCTCGCCGCGTGGTGGCTTGGCCGCCGCCCTGCCACCCGGTTCAAGCTCATCGGGTCCAACGACGAGGCCGCCAGCGCCACGAGCCGCTTTCTGCGCGACATCATCCGCAGCCCCCTGTACCGGGCCGTGTTCCCCCACGTTGCCCTCAAGCCCGGTGAGGACACCGTGACCGCTTGGAGCGTGACCGCCCCCGGTCTGCCCGCACGCCGCGACCCGTCCGTGCAAGCCTCCGGCATCTTCGGCCGCACGGGCGGCCGCGCCGACATCCTGTGGCCCGATGACATCTGCGACCTCCGCAACGCGGTACTGCAACCCGCACTCCGCGAACAGGTCAAGGAGGCGATGGCGAACATTTGGCTGCCGATGCTTGACCCGTCCGCCAAGCACCCGGCGCGCATTTGGCGCACGGCCACGCCCTTCCACACGGATGACATCACCGCCCAATGGCGGCGCGAGTGCGAGGAGAACGGCACGCTCCTGCGGAAGCCATGCCGTGGCTTGGAAAGCCCGTGGCCCGAAGTCTTTACGGCTGAACTGCTCAACCGCAACCGCCGCGAGATGGGGCCGATGGCCTACGCCCGCGCCTACGAGCTTGTGCCGCTGTCCTCCGACCTCCTCGTGTTCCGGCCCGAGTGGGTGCGCTATCATGATGGCAACCACACGGGGTCGCGCACCATCGCTGCCATCGACTGGGGGTACGGCCGCAAGCGCCAGGAGCGCGACGATCCCGACTACTCCGTCTGCATCGTGGGCGAGGTGGACTACAACCGCAACCTGTACCTGACCGACATCCTGCGCGTGCGCGAATCCTTCCCGGACTTCGCCCGCATGGCCAAGGAACTGGTGGAGCGCCGGGGCTGCCAACTGGTTCTCGCGGAGGCCAACGGGCCGCAAAAGGGCGTGTTCGACCAATTCCGCATGGGCTGCCGGCAGCCCGTCATCCCCGTGGAACGCGGGGCGGACAAGCACCTCCGCGCCGCCGGGGCGCAGCCCTTCGTGGAGCAAGGCCGCCTCCACTTCCCCCAGGCCGCCAACGGCCAAGCCGCGCCCGACTTCCGCGTGGTGCTGGACGAGCTGCTGTCGTTCCCCGCCGGGTCGCACGATGACACCGTGGACGTTGTGGTCGATCTTTGCAACGCGGCCGCCAGCGGCACGGTGGTGAGCCAAGGCGGCGTGGTCACCGTCAACACCACGCCCACGCGGATGTTTGAATCGCGTGGTCCGAAGCGAAGGATGTTCGGGTGACGCGGTAGACTCCCACCCATGACCACGCGAGAGGAAATCGAAAACCGCTTGGGCATCTTTGCCCGCCGCGCACTGTTCGACAACTGCGGGATCGGCCCGGATGGCTTTCAGCCTGGGAACGACTGCGGCGGCAAGCCCGGTAGCGGTGGCTCCGATGACAAGCCCGCGCCCAAGTCCGGTCGCAAGGCGGCCAAGACCGACAAGACTGCAAAGGGCATTGAGGAGCGCGCCAAGGCCGCCGGCAAGACGTTTACCGAGCAGTACCTTGAGGAAACCCGCGGCGGCATCGACCGCGACTACGAGGACCGCGAACGCAAGGCAAGCGATGCCGAACAACGCAAGGCCGATGCCCGTGTCCGCAAAGCAGAAACCGCCCTCGAGGAAGCCAAGGCGCGAGGCCCGGAACGCACCGACCGTGCAAGAGCGGTAGACCGCAGCATTGCGGAGATCGACCGCAAGCTTGCCGACATCGCCAAGGAGCGCGAAGATCGCAAGGCTGCGGACGAAGCACGACAAGCGGCAAACGCGACCGCCTCCGCGGAGCGCGATGCGCGTATTGCAGATGCGAAACGAAAACTTGCAGAACTCAAGCAGCGCGGCCGCAGCCTACGGATCTAACGCATGAACGAATCACACAGCAATCCTCTGATGCCGAACGCCGTTCCGGGAACGGGCCTCCCGCCCGCACGCCGGCCGCGCAAGCCCCTGCCACCGCCCACGAGCCGCGGACCCACCGGGCCGCTTGCCCTGCCCGTGGAAGTGCAGCGGTCGTACTTCCGTACCGCGTCCCTGATGCTGCGAAACAGCAGCCTCGCGTACCGCCTGGATGTGAACTATCAGGCCATGATGCGGATGGACGCGGACATTGAAGGTGTCCTGCGCTCCCTCCTCGTCACCCTTGCTGGCCTTGAGTGGTCCGTGACTGCGGACGATGACGAGAACCCCCGAACGCAGGAACTCGCTTCCCGCATCGCCGACATCGTCAACGCCATCCCCCGGCGCAGCGACCTGTTCCGCGCCATGCACGAGGCCGTGTGGTACGGCGTGTCCGCTACCAACATCGTCTACGAGAAGGACGCGAAGCTCGGCGTGCGCGTGGCCGAATGGATTCCGTTCGCCGCTGACACCCTGGCATTCGACCAGCGCGGCAACGTGGCAATGCGCGTGGGCGCGGCGTACATCAACGAATCGTCGGTGACCGACCTTGGCTTCGACTCGCTCGTCCACCTGTTCGACGAGAACGAGCGCCGCGCCATCGTCCTGCACCGCGTCTTCACGACCGCCCCGAACTTCATCGACCCGAACAGCGCCGACCAGGTCTACCGCGGCGTGGGCGCACGCGATGTGTGCTGGTACATTTGGCTGCTGAAGCAGGAGATCCTTCAGAACGCCGCCGCCTACGCGGAGCGGTACGCGCTCGGCATCCGGGTGGGCTACTACCCCGCTGGCAACGATGCGGCCAAGAACGAGATGCTGACGGTTCTTCAGAACCTCGTCAACGACAATTCCGTGGTGCTGCCGCGTATCGGCCCGAACGAGTCGATGTACGACATCGACATCAAGGATGCAAACGCGGGCCGCGCCCAAATCTTCATGGAGATGGTCGATTGGTGCAGCAGCAAGCTCAAGGAGGCCATCCTTGGGCAGTCGCTCTCGAGCGAGGCTGGCAGCACGGGCCTCGGCTCCGGCGTTGCCGACCTCCACGCTGACACCCTCTCTCGCGTCATCCGCTACCACGCGGACGCGCTGGCGGAATCCATCACCACCGACCTCGTTCGCGTGGTCGCCAAGATGCTCGGCGCGTCCGATGACGAAGCCCGCGCCATCCGTTTCAACTTCGCCCCGGAGCGCCCGGACACCAAGGAGCGCCTGGAGGCCGTGGAGAAGTTCGTGGCCCTCGGTGGCCGCGTCAGCGAACGCGAGGTGCGCGACCTCCTCGGCCTTGCCGAACCGATGGACGGCGAACCCGTCCTTGGTGGCAAGTCGGCCGGCGGGGACAACCCCATTGCAGCCATGCTCGGTTTGGGCAACGATGCCCCGGAGGGTGAGGAACCCGCCCCGCAGGCTCCCAAGGTCGTAGCCGTCCGCAAGCGCAAGCGCAAGGCATGAACCGCGCCGCGCTAGACAAGCACCTCCGCAGCGTTCTCAAGGAGGCGCAGCAGGCGTACCGCAAGGGTATCGCAGCCCAGGTACTCGGGGAAACGGGCGCGGAGCATTGGCGGACGTTCCACGAGGCAACGTCGGCCCTCCTGATGGCATCGTGGCTCTTCGGCGCACGGGAGGCCATCGACAAGGCCAAGATCCCGGACGAGGCCGTGGCGGGGATGCTCGAGGACAACACGGCCCTGACCTTCGACCGCTTGGAAACGGGCATTGCGCTGGAGGGGTTTGGCCGCGACTTCCTCGCCCCCATCGCCAACTGGTTCCGCAGCCGCGTGCCGATCTCGCGCACGGATTGGGATGTGCTGATTGAGGCCGCCCAGCGCAGCGGCGGCGAGGTGGCCGACCACGAGCGCGACAACGCCCTGCCCGATATGCGCGCCCGTAACCCGGTGCTTGATTCGCTCTTGCGCGGCATCACGGCCAACCCCCAGGGTGGGCAAATCTCTACGGCCAAGCGGATCACGGACGGCACGTTCTTCGTGACCGCCATGAACCCCAAGCAGACGCGGCAGACGCAGGAGCTGATTGCCCGTGTCATCGAAGAGAAACCCGGCAAGTCTGTGGTGGGCAAGTGGATACGCAAGATGAACCTCGGGGACTTCGTGACCACCACGCAAATGGTCACGGGAACGCACCTGACCACGGCGCGGCTCGAGACCGTGCTACGCACGAAC